TTAAACATTTGTCTTGCTTTTAAAGCTTTTTCATTTTGGAAATTACTTATGATATTTTTCATTTCCTGTTTATTAGAATTACTATTATTTATCATAACTTGAGATTTAAAATATTTATTTAAATATTGTTTATAATACTCCGTAAAATTTTTAAGCATATGAAATCTATCACTAATCTGCATCACAGATGGATGAGCTTTAGAAATAGCATTTTTATATGTAATAGAACCATCTCTAGAAACTACTTTAATGTTAGGATAACTCTTTATAAGTGCTATTATGGGAATGCAAGAAAGTGATCATCTAAGGATGTAAGAATTAGATTTATGTATAATACTATAATTACCAACATTTAATAAACTGGAGGTAATTATGATTATACAAATGAATATTAATTCTCAAATACAAATAGATAAGTTAGAGGATCTTCATAAATTAAATTTAATTATGGAGGAAAATAATTTGAAAGTAAATAAAAGTCAAATAGCTAGAGAACTTGGCGTTGATCCACGCACCATAGGTAAATATTTAAATGGATATGTAAAACCTACTGCTAGAAATCGTAAATCTAAAATAGACCATTTTGAACCTATTATCAAAGAACTTCTGGGTAAAGATTCTATTCAAATATTCTATTATAAACGTATTTTATGGCAATATCTCAAAGATAATTATGGATTAGATTGTGCTCAATCTTCTTTTAGAAGGTATATCTCCAATCATCCAGAATTTAGTCACTATTTTAATAGCAGAAGAAAAGGACATCTATCAAAGGCTACGCCTATGAGGTATGAAACAGGTAAAGGTAAACAAGCACAACTAGATTGGAAAGAAAACATAGAATTTGTTTTAAATACCGGAGAAATTATTAGTGTTAATGTCTTTGTATTAATACTTTCATATTCGAGATTTAGAGTGTACAGGTTATCTCTCGATAAAACCCAAGAGGTGTTATTTTCTTTTCTTGATGAATCATTTCAAGCTTTTGGAGGAGTTCCGGAGGAACTATTAACGGACAATATGAAAACTGTTATGGATTTACCTAGAACTAATTATTCTAAAGGAAAAGTAAATAATAAATTTCAACAATTTGCAAAGGATTATGGCTTCAAAGTTCACCCATGCGTAGCTGGCAGACCTAACACCAAAGCTAAGGTAGAGGCTCCTATGAAATTATTAGATGAAATAAGGGCATATAATGGAACATTAAACTATGAGCAATTACACAAACTTGTTTCAGATTTAAACAATAGAATTAATAGTAAATGTCATACATCAACAGGTAAAATACCAATATTACATTTACAGAAAGAAAAAGATTTCTTATCAGAACTGCCTAAAGATCAGATAAGAAATCATTACAAAATAACCACCACATCTGTTAAAGTAAATAGTCAAAGCATGATTTCATACAAATCAAACCAATATTCTGTACCACCAGAATATATAGGTAAACGACTAAAACTTCAAGTATATGATGATCAATTACATGTGTATTATAGCACAAAATTAGTTACTATTCATGATATACAAAATCAAAAATTAAATTATCATGCAGAACATTATGCTGAGATTAGTGCTTTAACATTTAATAAAAGCTCATATGAAATGATGAAGAAAGCTAGGCAAAATTTGAATTTAATAGGAGAGGTATATAAAAATGAATAGTGCATATACACAACTTATAAAAAATCTAGAGTATTTAAAATTTAAACAAATGATTAATCATTTAGACGAAGTTATTGATTTTTCTACCAAAAATAATTTATCTTTTGTTGATGCTCTTATTAAGCTTACAGCTTATGAAATAGATTTTAAAGAAGCAAATATGATTAAATCTATGGTAAAAGTAGAGGCTTTTCCCCATAAAAAAGAGGTTAAGGACTTTGATTTTAGTTTTCAACCTAGCATTAATAAAGATCAGATATTAGATTTTTTAACATTGCGCTTTCTAAATACACAAGAAAATATAGTTTTCTTGGGTCCTAGTGGAGTAGGAAAAACGCATCTTGCTACATCTATAGGAATTGCGGCAGCAAAACGTAGATATAGCACATACTTTATTAAATGTCATGATTTATTACAGCAATTAAAACGTGCAAATTTAGAGAATCGATTAGATTCTAGACTTAAACATTTTAGTAAGTACAAGCTCCTAATAATAGATGAATTAGGCTATCTACCGATAAATAAAGAAGACTCTAAGTTATTCTTCCAACTCATTGACATGCGATATGAGAAAAAAAGTACAATTTTAACAACCAATATAAATTTCAATGCTTGGGATGATATTTTTTATGATCCTGTTATTGCAAATGCCATATTAGATAGAGTTTTGCACCATGCTCATGTTGTACCTATTAATGGAAAGTCTTATCGCTTAAAAGATCACTTTAAAGATGACGATGAGTAAAAAACTACACCCTTAAATGATCGGAAAATTTCATTATTATCTTGACGTTTATATTCTTACCCTGAATAGGTAAATCTTGAAATTGTTTAATATATCTTGAATGAGTCTTAGTCGAAGGTTTTCCACAGAATGGGCAAATTACTTGTTTTCTATTAGAAACAACATCTATATAGAAAGTATCAGCTATAATTTTATGACTAATGTAATCAAGATTTTCATCCAATAATTTTATAAATTCATCCATAAAAAACTCCTTAGTATTATCAAATTATAAGTAATTTTATCATAAATTAAATATTTACTCAACAAACATTGGAAAGAACCATAATTATCTTGACGTTTATACATACTTTAATTTTCACTTAAAATCCTCTCAATTTCTTTATATAAATCTATTATTTATATATCTTTACAATACATTCGATATAGTTATAGGAGTATGATATGAAGAAATTTAATGTCAATTACTCTCTACTCTATAGCTACATAAAATAAATCTTATAACAGACTTTTTTCAGTACTAGAAAAACCCTCAAGTGCATCCTCTCCACTTAAGGGCTCTACCCAACTATATTTTCTTTTTCTCTCTGTTTCCTAACCCCGTATCAAGAAACATATACTATTTTAATCATTTTTTAAACCCAGTTATATCAAGGCTTTTAGCTGTGTTTCCTTTTAAGCCTTACTACCGTCTCCACGTGTTGCCTATGTGTCAGTATTACCCAGAACTCTTTGCTCTATTTATATATTCCCACATACGAAAACCCTTGAATGTACATAAATACATCAAGGGCTTCAAATTATTGATATTACTGACTTTTAACTATATGTGTTTCCTTTTAAGCTTAACTACCGTCTCCACATGCATAAAGTTGTTTAAAAGAATTAAAAGGAAACAACTTGAATCAAAGCCTTTTATATGTACTTTTGCGTTTAAGCTCGATTTGTGCTCTTTCTGATACTTTATAATTATTAATATAAAAGTAATCATCTAATATAGCATTAATAATAATTTGAAATTTTTCAACAGTTTTAACAATTAAAGAACTCAAAGTATCTGCATTTGCTTGAAAATCAATTGATTTTTTACCATGAGCAATGCTTTGTCTAATCTTATTTAGCTCTCTATATTCATAAGTATTTCTAATATTACATACTACATTCGTGATTGAATCATGTAAATTACAGTTATTAACCTCTTTCACAACTCGTTTAAAGTATTTTGTACCCAAATTCAAATTATGCTTATTATCTAAGTATACCCCTAATTTATCACATATCTGGTAAGTAATTGTTACTGCCATTCTGGTAAAATAAGAAAAATCATCACACATCAATCCAGAATAATCTTTTAAAATTCTTTTGTCGTTGATATATATATAGTATAGGCATTTGTCTAATTCTTGATATTTAAATCCAATATCTATAATATTTCTTTCTTCATCATTTAATACGCCATCCATAGCCATGTAGCTCATTTCAGTGATTTTTTCAAATATTTTAAAATTAATTTCATATAAATTTTGGATTATACTCTTCCTATCCACAATTGAAACTTCACCATAATCTATTGTTATATTCGGAATAGGATGACCTGATAAATTCGACCGTGTACATAAAATACTGCATATTTCCTCTATGAATTTCACCATTTTATTAACATTTAACATACTGATGATTTTGTATATATCCCCGTCATAAAATGGATCTTTCCCATGTTCTAACCTATGTCTCCAATTTATTTCTGTTTCCATTAAGTTTATTAAATTTATGCTACTATTTATTCCAAAAATATTCTCTATATTTTCTATCACAATTCTTATTGTAGAAATATACTCTCTATAAAATCGAGTATATGGAAAAAATTTATTTCTGTTTCCACATAAGCTATTACAACTAGTATTGAGATAATCTAATGATTGTATCAAATATATAACATCTTCAACTATAGGTTTAATAATCTCATAGTCACTTTCATTAGTTAGATTGTTTATATATTTTACTATTTTCTTAACTTTATTCTTATTACTTTTTAGTCCTGTTTGTATATACTGATAATCCTTTATCATTTGTATATCATATGCTAATTGCTTATTCACTGTTTTTCCTCCTCTGTCTTTATGTATACTAAATAAAAACATAATCACTTTAATTTATTGATTTAAGTAATGTTCTTTACAATTTCTACATAATCTTGGAACATCGTCTTCATAATCATCATCATAATCTTCAAAATAATTTCCACATCTTTCGCATAGGTATATTTCATTCATTTCACCGCAATTTAAACATTTACCGTACTCTGCAAAATTCTCATTTATGCAAATATACTTTTCTCCACACTCACAACATAGTATATCTGCAACAGAACTAATACTGCCCTCTTTGTTAATTTTATACATTTCATCATCAATCTTTTCTCTAAGATTTTCAAAGGTTTCATTTATATAATCAATCATACTATCTTTTGCATATTCTAATGCTTTGTACCCAAACTCATCTTCTGTTTCAGGCATATAATTACATTGCTCATCGTTGTATACAGCCTGTCCATTTATATATGGGACTAAAAATGTTTGTAAATCTCCATTACATTTAAGTATTAATTCCATTTGACTTGTTGCACCTTGAGAATCATAAATATCCATTGAGCAACAAACGTAAGCTATCATATCATTAATTTTATATTTAATTTCAAATAAAGTTTGCTCTACTGGTTTAAAAACCAAACCATTAAATTCTGATATTTCAATATCGTTTCTAAATCTAAGAGCTTCTACAATATCTTGGTGAAATTCAATTAGAGCTTCTTCAAATAATTCATATATTTCATCATCTTGTCTTATTTGTATACCCGCTTCACTTTCCATCAGTTCTTCAATAAAAGATTCTTCTTCATATTTTTCATATTGCTTTTCGCGTTCAAGTAACTCGTGCTTTTCTTCTGAAACATATTCATTGCAGAATTTTTCAAGTCCATTTTTAATATCATTGTAAACTAAATCTATATACTTTAATATGAGTTTGTATGCTTGTCTATCAATTATTTTATTATGTGCAATATGGTTTCTATTGCTCTCAAAAATTTGAAAATTACTAATAAAATCAGATGACAAATATTTAGAAAAATACTTATCCCAAATATCAATCTCAGTTGTTGATTGTTTTCTTAAAATATTGAACATTTCATTTTGATTAAATGGAACCAACTTATTAATCATTCTATTTATTTTTTCATCATATATAGGCTTCCATTTTTCTATCCTTAGTCTAGCTATCTCCAATAAATCTCCAACATCAATAACAAGTAAACTTTCATCAACATCACTTAGAGAAGGTACTATAGATTTATATGAATTAACTCTTTTTTTTCTCTTATCTTTTAATTTAACAGGTGCTAGAAGTTCCCACCAATCTGCTCCAAAAACCTTGCCCATCACGTCATTAATAAACTGTCTAAATAAATTTTCAGTTTGATAAATTTTAGGATATAACTGTGCTGAAAATATTTGTGACTCCTTATCATACAACCAGATACATTTATTCCAATCACGGCTTTTAGTTTTTCTATTAAGATTAAATAATTTATTCTTTAAATTTACCTTTAAAATTTCCAATTCTGATTTTTCTTTGGTCACTCCATCTAATTCCATATTTGAATTTATTGTTACACACAACTGCATAGTCCCATTATAAGTTTCAAATGAAAAAATAATTTGAAAGTCTATATCATTCATATTAAACTCAACATACCAAAGAAAATTGTTTTCAATACATATTTTTTCAGAAACCTCAAACTCATCAAAATGATGTTTTATATTAGTAATAATACCTTCATTAATAAGCTGTTTAATCTTATTTTCTAAATACTCACCATTATTATTAATTTCAACATTATTTCCAATCATCGTAAACTCAACTAATTTATTCATAAAACCACCTCAAAATTAACCTTGCCTGTAACCACTTATCCAAATATCTATAAACATATTATACCACAATTCAAAATGTATTTTACTACAGTTTTTACAATATTTCTTTAATCTTTGCACCACTCTTATAAACAAACTCCACCTCCACCAAACTTATCACCTTTACCTGCTTCACTATCTGTGTAAAAAGCTCATCATCAAACTTTTTAATAATATCTTCTCTCCCAGCTAATACCTTTTTAATCTCTTTTACTTTCTGAAGCCCCTTCTCCCTTATTAAATCCGTATTATCAAACTTAGCTTTCTTTTCTTTTAACTTCTGCATCTCTTCTTCCAGCCTTTGGTATTCCTCATCATAAATCTGATTGTCTAAACTACTTCTTACATTCAGTCTTACCAAGTTCATCATCTGTTCTTTAAGTTGTTCTAGCTTTTCATTTATAGCTTTTACTTCTGTTTCATCTTCTTTGTTTTCTAAAACCATATTTACATTTTTCATAAGTTTTTTAATAAAATCTTCTTTGTTGTTAATAATCTTATTTATGGATTTTACAAAAGCTGCTTTTAACTTTTCTTCACTTACCGCTTTCATGTTACAAGCCTTAACTCCATTATCAATATGATTTGCGCATAGCCACACATATTTTTTATATTTTTCACCTGGTCCCCATCTTTTTCTTCTTAATTTACTTCCACAATTACCGCATATTATCTTTCCTGAAAATGCATATTTATGAGTGTATCTACTTTTAGTTTTTTCCGAATATCCTACAAGATTTGCTCTTCTCTTTATTTCCTCTTGAACCCTTTGAAATGTTTCTTTTGAAATGATTGCTGGATGGCTATCTTCAACAAAGTATTGTTGAACTTCTCCTCTATTTTTCACTCTTTTATGTGTTAAAAAATCTGTTGTTATAGTCTTTTGAAGAAGTGCATCTCCTGTATATTTTTCATTTCTTAAAATCTTTTGAAGTGTTGAATCATACCATTTACTCTTTCCCGCTCCAGTTAATATTTTATCTTTTTCAAGACCTTTAGCTATTGCTTTAATTCCCTTACCTTCTAGATATTCTTCATATATTCTCCTTACAACTTTTGCTTGCTGTTTATTTATAATTAGATTGCCTTCCAAGTCTTTATCATAGCCCAAAAATCTTTTATGATTTACTCTAATTTTTCCTTGCTGAAACCTTCTGACTATGCCCCATCGGCTATTTTCAGAAATATTTCTTGACTCATCTTGCGCAAGGCTGGACAAGATCGTAATTAGGACTTCTCCTTTGCTATCTAAAGTATCTATGTGCTCTTTTTCAAAATACACTCCTATACCTTTTTCTTTTAATATTCTGATATATTTTAAGGTATCTAGTGTATTTCTTGAAAATCTACTTATTGATTTTGTAATTATCATATCAAATTTACCTGCAAGAGCTTCTTCTATCATTTTATTAAACTGAGTACGCTTTTTTGTATTAGTTCCTGATATCCCTTCATCTGCAAATATCCCACAAAACTCATATTCAGGTTTGCTTTTAATGTATTCTTCATAATAAGTAACTTGCGCTTCATAACTTGTAAGCTGCTCATCTGAATCTGTACTTACCCTACAATAAGCACAAACTCTCTTTTTAGTTTCCTTGGACATTCCTTTTATAACTTGTACCGGTTTTGCTGGTATTACTGAAACTTTAGGCATTAAAACTCCTCCCTTATTTTTTAGTAAATTCTTCTTTAACCTTCATACCATTTTTTAAATGAAATTCTAAATGTGTAGGTGTAACAACCACTATTTTCTCTATTAAATTTTTAAATATATCATCATCAAACTCTATAAGAGTACTTTTTCTCATTTCAATTATTCTTTCTATTTCTTTACTTCTTTTTAAAATCTCCTTGTATTTATTACCATTAAAAGCTACTGTATTTTTACTAGCTTTAAGCTCTTGCAGCTTTTCATTTAATGATTTATGCTTTATATCAAAAACTTCATCCTGTAATTGTCCCTTAATCTGCTGCCTTATAAGTTTTTTAATTTCTTCATTAGCATTGTCTATTTCTTTATCTAGCTTAGATACATTTTCACATTTTGCACTCTCCTTCAAAACTTTATCTATGTTATCAATAAAAGCTTTGAAGAAATTATTTTTATTTTCATAAAGTCTATTAAACATCTCTACAAATACTGCTTTTAGAGTATTATCATCTATTGCTTTCATATCACATTTATTTTTTCCTTCATTAATGTATGTGCTACACTGCCACACTATCTTCTTGTATTTTGATTTATTATTCCAAGTTCTTCTTTTAAAAACCGCTCCACAATTACCGCATATTATCTTTCCACTAAAAGCATATCTTCTAGTATATTTGTTTCTATTCTCAGGCAAGTTACCAAACTCTGCTGCCCGTTTTTTCATTATATCCTGAACCTTTAAAAAATCCTCTTTTGATATTATCCCTTTATGATGATTTTTAATTTCATACTTTGGTGCTTCACCATTATTTTTCTTTCTCTTATGAGTTAAATAATCTACAGTAATTGTTTTTTGCTGAATCAAATCCCCATAATATTTTTCATTACTTAATATTTTTTTAATTGTACTATTTTGCCACGTATCAAGACCTGTTACAGTTTTAATTTTATCTTTTTCAAGTCCTTTTTTTATTTCACTTAAACTACTTCCACTTAAATATTCTTTATAAATTCTTTTTACTATTTTAGCTTCCTCTTTGTTTATTATGAGCATCCCATTTTCTACATCATAGCCAAGAAATCTTTTAGTGTTGATTTGGATTCTTCCCTGTTTAAACTTCTTTTGAAAAGCCCATTTAATATTTTCTGATATATTTTTTGATTCATCTTGGGCTAACGAACTTAGTACACTTAAAATCAATTCACTACCTGCTCCAAGAGTATTTATATTTTCTCTTTCAAAATAAACTGCAACCTTTAACTTCTTTAAATATCTGACTGTTTCTAAGCAATCTGCTGTATTTCTTGAAAATCTTGATATACTCTTTGTTATTATTAAATCTATTTTTCCTAGTTCGCAAGCTTTAAGCATTTTATTAAAATCTGCTCTTTTAGCTATACCAGTTCCAGAAATACCTTCATCTTTAAATACTCCAGCATATTCCCACCCTGATTTATTCTTAATGTAATTTTCATAATAGGAAACCTGTGTTTCTAAAGATTCCAACTGCTTGCTGTTGTCTGTACTTACTCTACAGTAAGCACAAACTCTAGGTTTTTTAAGTAATTCTTTATTGACTACTGTATTTTTAGCTTTAATAGCAGTTACTTTTTTCAATATAAATCCTCCTTCCGTAGTGACACATGTTACCTCTACTACTGCCTTAAAGCAAGTCATTTAAGATGTGGGAACATGTGAAAAGTGCCAAAAATTAAAGGCCTGAACTGATGCAGTTCAAGCCAAAATTCTATTTATTAAAACTCTTTTTATTTTCTATATCTATCTTATTAAACTCATCTTCTGTAATCACGTTATCTTTTAATAATTCTTTTAGTATTGATCTACTTACTAAATATTCTATAGTATATTTCATTTACACCCCCCCTTCCCCAATAACCAAATAACTGCCACAAAATCGTAGTAATTCCTATTTATTAAAAATCATAATCATAGCATCAAATCCAGCATTCTTTAACTTTTTCACTTACTGTTCTGCATTTTCTCGAACTTTATAAGATCCCGACATAACCCTATAAAGATTTTCTTCACTTGATGAAGGTGATGACTTTATTGTTACTTGAGGTTTATTAACTACATTTTCTTTATATCCTGTACCTAACTGAGATAATATAGCTTTTGCAATAGCCTTAACTATTTCATTTCTCTTGCTATCAAACAAAGCATTATCTCCACTATTATCAATAAATCCCATCTCTACAAGAACTGCTGGTGCTTTAGTTTCTCTTAACACATGGAAGTTAGCTTTCTTTACACCTCGATTTTTGAAACCAACATTTACTAAAGAACTTTGAATTTTCTCTGCTAACCCCTTAGCCTTTGCTCCTTGATTTAAATAGGTGTAAGTTTCAGCACCTTTAGCTTTTTCTGGCTCATAAGCATTTCTATGAAAGGATATAAAATAATCATATGTGCTTCTATTCTCAAAGTTACTTCTATCATTAAGACTTACTGTAGCATCGCTAGTTCTTGTTTCATCAACAGTAACCCAATGTCTCCTAACTTCTTCTGCTACAGCCTTGCCCACACTTAATACATCATTACTTTCTTTTCTGCCCTTGTAACAAGCTCCACTATCTACTCCACCATGTCCATAATCAAAACATAATCTAGCCATTTTTATTTTCCTCCTTTAACTGATCTAAAATATTTTTTAATTTATCTGGTATTGGAAGTCCTATTCTTGCTGTATTTTCTAAGATACTGATTCCTTCATTGGATATATAAAAAAATATAACAGCGGTACGAATTGCACTACCACTGCCAATAATATAAAAATCAATTATATGAGCTACTCCTACTAAAACAAAAGTAATTACCTTTTTAAATATTCCTCTAAACCCTACTTCGCTAGATAAATTTTGTTCAAGAATAGATGCCATAATTCCAGTTAAATAATCAATAATAACAAAAGTTATAAGTGCATATAAGAATCCATCTGCCCCTCCAAGTATCCATCCAAGCCATCCACCTATAGTTGCAAATATCATTTGTATAGTTTCAATAATATTTTTCATTATGAAAACCTCCTTTTCACATAATTAAAGCCCACTCAAATTAATGAGCAGGCATATCTAATGGATAAACATAATCACAGGTAAAATCATATTGAATCTTCATTGTGTTTACTGGTGTTTTTGTTACTGGTTCTGGAAGAAGTGTATGAGCCGAAGCTGGTACAATATAATATTCATCTATACTTCCATTATTATAGTCGTTAAAAGCAAATAAAGTTTGTGTATCAAAATCCCAACTTATACTATAATAACCTTTTGAAGTAAGGCTTGTGCTTCCATAAATATTTAAATCACTATTTAACTGTATTCCTCTACAATTATTAACTATAATATATAACTTATTATTTGGAATTCTAGTAATATAAAGTCTATATCCTGTTCCATGGTGAACTTCTGCTTTTTTAACAAAAGTACCATCTTTATCATACATAGCTATACAACTCCTATAATCTTTACTGTTTCCGTTCCTATTAATACATCCTTTATAGGTTATATATACATTACTTTCTGTAACTGCAATATCGTAATATTCAACATTATAAACTAAATTATCTGGCACTTTAGGACTTTTAGGGTAACTTGAAATTATATTAAAATTCTTATCTAATTTTTTAAATGAACCCTCCTCTATAAGAATCCAAAAGTTTGATCCATCATAAGCTATTGCTTTTGCTTCACATTTAAGATTTATGTTATTTTTCTTTTCGGTTGTAAATTTATCATATACAGTAATTGTTGTATATTGGGGGTTAAGTGCATAAAGATTTTTCTCATCAGTACATAAATTATATTTTGGAATTGAATGATTTTCTTCTTCTATAGTTCTCTTTTTATAAGTATAATTTATTCTCGGCATTTGTGCTGAACTATCATCACGTTGTCCACCTGTCCAATAAATACTTTTAAATGTACCATTAGCAACATGAGTTGGAAAATCAAATACAAAGTGTTTAATCCCTTTTCCATCTTTATTAGTTCTTGACCATTCTCCTTTATTTATGGTACCCATAAATTCTGAATCATCACTATATGTGTACCATGCATCAGCATAACCTATAATATCCCCCCATGTAAAGTAATCATACGGATTTTCCTCTATATCCCCTGTAGTTAAAGCTACAACTCTAAAAGGATAAGTTTTAAATATTTCTTTAAGTAAATACTGTTGTTTATTATCAAGCATAGGATAATAAAATCCATCTAAAAAAGCAGGATTTGCAAGTGCTGCTGTAATTCTATTTTCACTTTTTGCCTCATAAACTTGCTTTCCTGTTAAATCGTCATAAAGTTTTACTGTAGCTATTCCTTGAACAGGCATTATTAATTTCTGCTTTACTTTTTCAATTTTTCTGCCTGTTAAAAAATCTTTACTGTATGATATACTTTCTCTAAAACTCAAATTATCATCCCCTTTCATATTAAGTTATATATAATAGGTAGGAATTTTTTATTTAAAGCTTATATTATAATTTGTTGTAATTTTTTTATCCCTAAATAAATTATTATTTAAAATCATATCTTCACCAAATATAACTGGTATAGGTTCTTTAAAAGTTATAATCTGATTTCCTGCTTGGAATTTTTTAAAATACATACCATTAATATTAACAAGTGGTTGATACTCCTTAACTTCTGCATGAGGTGGTTCTGCATTTAGTCCCCCTTGAAGATTTCTTCCATCAATCATACATTGAAGATTAAACTTTGGTATTTTCATACTTCCTGTATCAAGGCATAAAAAAATACCTAAATAGTGAGGACCACATTTAACTTGTGGTATTCCTATAGGTATTCCTACAACATTATCTCCTTTTAAAAGCTTTTGCTTTGGGGTAAAAGTGATGTCTTCTCCATCTAGTTGAATTTGAATGGTAAGTGTACATTCTTCATTTGCTATACAATATAATGAGAAATTCATTGAAAGATTTGTTGATGCTACTGCAGATATTCCCAAATATACAGGTTGTATTTTGCTTGTACCAACTGTAAACTCTACTGGATTTGCGTAATAAAGCATTGATGTTAGTGTTTCTGCTACCTTGTTTCCAAGTTCATCTACAGTTGTTTTAATTTCAGAAGTATCCATTTTATTTAAAATATTATCTTTAGATTGCCCTAGTTCTACTTTTGCATTTAATCCTCCAAGTACATCTTTCCTAATTCTTATAACTGGAACCTTAATATCTATATCAAAGTCTTTGTATCTTACAATGACTCTATCTCCTACATTAACCTTTTGTAGATGTTTATAATTTTCGTATTCTTTAGTTTTACTAAGTTCTATAAAATCCACTTCAATATTTACTTTACTAAGTCCTATGGTTTTTATACTTTCTTTTGCCATAGCTCTTAAGGTTACTTCATCCTCAGCTTCTTTAAATTGAATCTTTTTAACTATAGGAAAAGGTGGATACTTATCACTATTCCAGTTAGGTATGTTTATATATTTCTCAGTAAGTTTTATTCCATTGTAACCTACTGGATAAAGCTTTGTAACAACATCTTTAGTATCAGAATTAAATTTAATTCCTAAAATATTTTTACCTTGAGCTATTAAAACTCCTGAATCTTTTCCTATTTGCTTTAATATTTTTATATCAAAATTATCTCTTTTAATTTCTCCACATTTCCATCTTTTAATTATTCCAAACATAGCTTCAACAGGATTAGTTTGAACAAAGTAAATGGTATTAGCTAAAATAATATCGCTATCAACTTTGTATATAGTACTAACATCTCCCGGCAGAGCTTTTTCCATAGCAGTTTTTATACTACAATTTACAGCTCTACTATCTTCAATAAAATAGTACAGAAGATCATAGAAGATATGCTTTGCCCAAACTTTTATTGTCTTAATTTCTTTACTTATCTTTTCAACTCTATAAATTCTAAAAAGCTGCCCATCTGCTTTAATTATGTTCCATTCTTCTAGGTATTTTGATTTTCTTCCCTTAGCTGAATATTCAAGTTCTAACTCATAATCTCCATTAAGTTCTTCTGTAATAAAACAACTTATAACTTCATCTAGAACTCCAAGACCATTAGTTTCAAAGTTGCCTTTTGTGGTTTTCTTGTCATAGATGCATATCAATCTATCACCTCCTGTCATTTTAATTTAGGTATGAAAAAAGCAAAGTTACAAATTCAATATAACCTTGCTAATTTAATCATATATATTTACTTATTCTATTGTTTCTCTTATTAATTGAATTTTTTCAATATCTAAATCTGTTAATTCTTTTATCGTTTCATTATCTAAACCTTTTTTTATTGCTTTTTTAACTACATCTAAAGTTTTTTTCTTTATTCCTTTTTCCATTCCTTCTTGTATTAAACTTTTACCAAGTTCAGTCATTCTCAATTCCTCCTTTACTTTTTCCAGATCTTTTCCACTTAAAAATTTATTTGCAAAAGCATATAGTATTGATTCCACGTCATACTTATAATCTTCATTTATATCCTTTACTATATCTATAACATTAAGTATTTTATCTACTTTACTTACATTTCCACCCATAATAGGCGTAAATGTTAAAGATATTATATCTTGTTTTGTAATCTCAATTCCAGATTTTATTTTCTTTACAATATCATTATATATCTTATCTCCATCTTTACTTGCCATAGATATTGTATTAACCTTAAATTCACTTATTCCAGTTTGTAAAGTATTTCCTGGATTTTTTATGTTACCTGAATAAACAACATATGTAACTGCATCTTTTCCAGTCTGATGACTTAGAAGTGCTTCATAAGCTCTAAATCTTCTTAAATCTGTTTTTCCTTTATTAGTTGTTTGAAATTCAAAATGTATAAAAGTATCATCTTCCATTAGAAACGTATAGTCCATAAACATATTTTTAGTTTCTAAAACTACTAATTCTGTTGGTCCAAGTTCCTTAACTTTTTTGTTTATACCAAAGAATTTTAGTCCTTCCTCCGCAAAAAGATCCATTGCCCTTTTCATTATTAAATCTTCATAATTCGTAGGCTTCATTAGTTCACCTTCCTAGCTTCTTAATTATACCTCTATTTTAATTCATTAGTAGAAATAGTTCAAATAAAAGTATTCTTACTTTTGTTTATATTTCTATATCCACAACTCATTAATCCTAACCTCCACCTTACCAACATTCCCACTAAAACTCACAACATTTTCTCCAATCTTAAGAACTGGAAACTCCCCAATCATATCTCCATTTTTTAAAACCTCGTCTTTATAACAATCCTTTAGAACTGAATCTATTGTTACATACCCATCTACCTTTTTTACAGTAATATCAGCATCATTAATCTTTAGTTTTATATCTCCACTACCATAAACCTTAATGACAGGTTCACTTTGAAAAGTTCCTTCATTATATATAGTAGAATTGTTTTTAGTTATTGTAATTATTTTTTCTTTCACTGCATATTTGAACGGTTTGCAGTTAAATATTATTGGAAATCTTGATGTGTATTTTAAAACTTGCTTAAAATCAATCATATTTACTACCTGGGCAATGTATTTTTTATCAGGCTGAAAGCTAAATATTAAATCACTTTCTCCAGTATTTATAAGCCATGCTTTTATTTCATCTATTTTGTCTACTAAATTAGCTTTTGATTTTACTCCACATTCAACCAATATTGTTATATCCTCAAAAGTGCCCTCATCAAATTTTAGATTAGAACTTTTATCTGGAATGTCTATATAAGTTACTCTTCTTTTAGGAGAAGGAATAGAAGGTCGTTTTGATATTATTATTCCAAAATCATCATAGCTGTTTTTATTTCCAAAAGTAAAACTTAAAATTTTAATTACCTCCCTTCCCCATTGAAATACGTTGTCTGTAAAACTCTAGTTCATAGGCTAACCCCTCTATATCTTTTTCTGTATTATTAATAAATTTTTCTATGTGTACTGTTAATCCATCAGTTCCACTTAAGCCTTGTACCTTTTTTATAGACTTAGCTATTATTTCATCTAATCTATCTATTGGTAGAACTGCTTCTGTACCTGCTTCACCTACTCCTATAATACTTGGAGCATTAAAAATACCACCTTGTGCATACCAATTAACATCAAACTTTGGTACTTTAGGCGGCATTAAACTAAACTCTCCTCTTAAACTAAAGTGAGGAAGCTTTATTTTAGGTATTTTTATCTGTGGTATTCTAAGATTCTTAAAAAAACCATATATAGAATCCACTGCTTTTTTAACTATATTTTTCGCTGAATTAATGGGTGTTGTTATGGCTGTTTTTATGCCATTCCAAACAGAAGTAGTAACACTTTTAATGCTATTCCAAATGCTAATCACTATATTTTTTACGCCATTAACTGCACCAGTAACCACACTTTTAATTCCGTTCCATACATTAGAAATTATTGTTTTTATACTATTCCATATTGTTGTGGTTATATTTTTAATTCCATTCCATCCTGAGTTTATCCCAGATTTTATAGCATTCAAAGAGTTAATAAAAACAGATTTTATTCCATTCCAAATATTATTTAAAAAATCTTTTATACTCGTAAATATAGCCACTGTTACTTGTTTTATCTCATTCCATTTCTCACTTATAGCTTTTTTAAGTTCTGCAGCTTTAGCTTTTATAGTGTCCCAGTTCTTATATAAACTCACCCCAATAGCAATAACCCCACCAATTGCAGCTACTGCTATTCCAACTGGTCCGGTCAATGCAGTAAAAGCCTTACCTAATACTACACTTGCACCTCCTGCTGCTCCTAATGATGTTGATATTGAGCCAAGTACTGAAAAAAGAGTTCCGCCTATACTTATTATCTTTCCTATAATTGTTACAAGTGGACCTAATGCTGCAAGAATTAATCCTACTTTAACTATGATTTCTGCTTGTGCTGGTGTTAAGCTATTTAGTTTTTCTGCTAGAACTTGAACTACTTCACTTATTTTTTGTATTATTGGAGTTAAACTATCCCCTAATTGTATTCCTGCATTTTTAAGACTATTAAATGATTTTTTTAATTTAGCACCTGTAGTTTCACTAACTTTATTAAAAGCTGTATCCGTTGCACCTGCTACATTGCTCATAGTATCTAATACTTTATTAAATTCTTGTCCACCAGTTCCAGCTAAAATCATACTGGCAGTTCCAGCTTCAACTGATCCAAACATATCTTTAAGTGTTAAATTGTTTTTATTTGCATGATCATTTAACATATTAAGTACATCACTAACACTTTTACCACTTGCCATAAGCTGTGCAAAACTCTTTCCACTTATTTGTCTTAAAGTTTTATCTGCTGTACTTCCTGTTTTAGAGAGTTCAGATAACATACTTCTTATATATGTTCCAGCTTCTGCTGTAGCAATACCCTTTTGAGTTAGAAGTACATAAGCACTTGATAACTGCTTTAAATTTACATTGGCTGCACTAGCTATTGGTACAACTTTACCCATACTACTGCTAAGTTCATTTACACTTGTCTTACCTAAGTTTTGTGTATTAATAAGAATATCACTTACATTAGCGGTTTCTTCTGCTTTTAATTTGTATCCGTTTAATATTGTGGTTAATAAATCAACACTAGAACTTGTTTCTGTAAATCCACCCTTAGCAAGTTTTACAGCACTACCCAAAAATTCAATTGACTTACCACTTTCAACTCCTGCTGAGATACTTTGATATAATGCTTCATTTAAATCATTTACCCCTTCTCCTGTTTCATTAGATAACTTTAAAACACCTTTTTTAACATTCTCCATGCTTAACTGAGTAGTATCCACTATTGTACTTACCTTTGCTAGAGAATCCTGAAAATCTATACTCATTTTAGCAGCAGCAGTTCCAACTCCAACTATTGGAGCAGTAACTTTAGTAGATAAGCTTTTTCCTACATCTTGCATCTTTTTACCTACTGTCTGCATTTTGCTACCAGCTTCATTCAACTTACTCCCTAATTGAGTCCATCTACTTTCTTGTACTCTTATTCTTTCATTAGTTTCATTTAATTCATGTTGTAATTTATTCATCTCAGCTGTAGCATAATTAAGTCTAACCTTTAAATTCTCTGTAGCTTTCGCATCTGCACCTTTTTTCTCTACACTTTCTTGATAACTTTTAGTCAGAGCCACTACCTTTTGCTTTTGAAGTTCCATTTGTTTATTTAAGCTATCTGATTTAAGTTTTAAACCTTCTGTAGATTTTCCAAAATCCTTAAGTTTTGAACTAGCTGCCACAAATTCACTTTTAACTACTCGTAGACTTCTTTGTATTTTGGTTACACCTTCTTGAAACCCTTTATCATCAAGTCCAACTCTTGCAACAACGGTATTGCCACCTCTTGCCATAAGCTATAGTTGCCTCCTTTCCCTAAGATTTAAAAAATTATGTTATCTATATAATCAAAGTCCTGATTTTCTTCTATTCCATTTACCTTTTTATATATTTTAAAAAGACCAGTTAATTTTCTAGGAGTACTCTTCCAAAACTGCTCTTCACTCATACCTAATAAATTAGTTCCTAAATAAAAAAGCCACTCCCAATCCCAAGGCTGTGGATCAGAGTAGCTTTCTATTCCCCCAAGTTTTCTTCTATTTCAGGCATTGAATTACTTAATGCTTCATTTATAATTGTACCTAAGTTTTCTAAATCTTTAAGACTTAATAAATCTCCTACAGATTTTAAAGTTGCATTTTCATCTTCAACTTTTATTACTGAATATATAAGTGCTCTTATAGCTTTTACTTTCATTAGTTGTAAATCTTCAAAAGCCTTATTAATATCACCATAAACTTCTTCAAGTTCACAGAAGGTATTCATATTAAACTTTAGATTGTATTCTTTATTTCCTAATGTAATTTTTACTCCTTTATTTTTAAGTTCTATAGCTTTCATAATATCTACTTCCTTTCTTACCTACTATTAACTGGCTCTTTTGGTACTTCAGTAAACCATGCTTTAATTATTGTTGCATCCACTTCTTTTTCATCCTCATCTGCAATAAACCTATAGTTTCCATCAAAATCTCTTGAAAAGAATTGTCCTTTAAGCTTTGCACTCTGTGCTTTTGGCTTTTCCCCTTCTGTATCATATTCATCCGTTGCTAATTCAAATTTACCTTTTAAAAGCCACACATATCTAAACTTTCCATTGTTCTTTTTAGATCTAAAACCTAATGCTATAGTTGGTGGTATATCATCTTTATTTTCTATGAGTATTCCTTTTACTACTTTTGCTCCTTGAAGCTTTGCCCTACTTGTAATCGAAAGCTGATTTACTTCTATTTCAACTTCCACACCTTCAAATACAGTTATTACATCCTCAACAGAATCATCAGAATATATGTTATCTGAATTTGTTTTTGGATTAAGCTTTGCACTTATAGCCCTTTCTAATTTCATAGGTTTTTCATAGGTTGCTTCTGTGCTATCATCTTTAGTTAATACTGCTATATGCATATCTCTAAGACCTATTTGCCTTGCCATATCTTCACCCTACCTTTCTTCCAAATAATAAAATCTCATTCCTTTATGATAAATTCTTGTATCCTTCTCATATAAATCTGCTTCACTTAATCTTTTAAAACCTACTTCTATAAGTTTTTCTTTAACCTCTTTTACAATATCTGTGTAATCAGTTTTTGACCAAACATCTACTTGAACATAATGAGCTGTTAGTACTTCATTATCATCCTCATATTCTTCTCCACCAGTAAAATACTCATGAAAAGTAATATAAGTATATTTTCTCCCTGTATATTTTTGAAAGGATACTGGAATTTTAAGAGGCTTTAATGTATCCATAATAAGCTTATTCAAGTGACTCTAGCCCCCTTTGAAGTTCTTCTTTTATAATTTCATTTACCTCTTTTTCATTTTCAAGAAGAGAATTTTCTGCCCAATGTTGAGCTGGTTGCTTACTTGTACCCCATTCACTAAACTTAGAATAAAAGAACTCTGAATTATCTCCTTTATTTGGTCCTATTTTAACAAAATCTACACCATCTTCATTTTCTATGTCTGATACATTAATATTCTCAGCCATATGCCTTTTATTTTCTTTAGACTTGGGAGCCTTTATTTCCATACTTCTCTTTACTAAATTTCCTGCTTTGTCTAAAGTATTCTTTTTAATTTCTTCTCCCTTTTTTCCTAACTTGTTTACTTTATCAATAAGTTCATCCATACCTTCAAGCTCTATTTTAGCCACTACTATCAACCTCCATAGCCTTTATTTCTATAAATTTGTTTTCATATTTGATGTTATCTATAGAAGTTATGTTGTACTGTTTGTCTCTAAACTTTATTCTCATACCTTCATCTATTTCCTTAATAAACCTAATAGTAAACTTTACAGTTTTCTCTGCTTGAATAGCTGCAGCTTCAAAATATTCTCTGCCATAAAGGTTTGAAACGGATGCCCATACTGTTTTATAATCTTGCCATGTTTCTTCCTCAAAGCCATTCTCATTAACTCCATTTACATACTTTTGAATAACTACTTTATGTTTCAATTCTTCTGATTTCATACTGGTATCACCCTATTCATAGTTAAAAGTGAGTTTCTAGCTTCTTCAAGTTTTGCTCTTTCATCTGGTTTGTAATCATCATAAAGAAGCCTCATATGAAGAATCATAGCCCACTTAACTGTTTCTGGAACATTCTCTGGACTATCTCCAAATCCTGCAACAAATCTTATTCTTACACCATTAACTCTTTGTAGTAAAATGCTAGGCCATTGTTTGTAATTTCTAAGTACAATTCTATTAATAAAGCTATCCGTATCTACAATATAATTACTTTCATCAAATATATGTTCTTCTCCATCTACATCATAATACTTAATGCTTTCTATACTTTGAATTGGCGAGCAACTATTAAAGGCTATATAATTTTCTCTTGGAAAATAATCTATCACTAACTCTAAAGTTTGAGTAATGTACTTTCTATTTTGAAAATCCTCACAAAACTCTCTAGCCTGTTTAATCATGCTACCTACAATGATATCCTCCTCATCATCACTAATTCTCAAATGTTGTTTTGCTTCTTCTATTGTTATAGGTTCAACTAAAGGTGGATTTATAATTTTAATTGCCATAAAATCACCCCAAAATAAAAAAGCCTATTGGCTTCATATTAATTACTATATTTATTTTCTAATATAAATTCTGCACTAGCAAAGTTTGTAGCTTGAGAGCTTGCTCCTATTTTTAATCCTAAATAGCAAAACCCATTATTAACATCAAGCTTTGCTGGATCAATATTAAATATAATCTGCTTATTCTTTGCTATTTTTTCAACTTTATAGCTTACTCCATCTGCTTTTCTTACAAGTCCACTACTTTTAGATACATCTTCATTGACTAATATAAAGGCCTTATTTTCTAAAGGCTTTTCATCCGTTCCTTTTATGTCTTTTGCTTGATATAGTGAAATCTCTGTTTCATGAGCTACTGCTTGAGCTAAACTTACAACAACTGCAACAGTAATTGTATTTTTCAAATCTACATATGCACTTTTTATAGCTTCATTAGTTGTCTTTGGCTCAAAAGCTTGTATTACTTTGTATTTTTCAATTAACATAAGAAATTCCTCCTTTAATAGTTACTAAATATATAAAACTGTTGACAGATTATACTTATCAACAGCCTGAGTTAGCAAAACATATATCCTTATTATTATAAATTAATCTTTTATAATATTTCTTATATTTCACCTAAAGCAATAAAAGAATTTAAATATTTTTTTCTATTACTCTGCTCAGAAATCTTTACCTTACCACTTGATGGGATCTTTTCAACAGGAAGAATTGCAAAGTCTTGTGTATCAATATTAATTGCAAATACAACATCAATATCGTGTTTATCATAAGTCGATTTTTGACCTTTATTTGTTGAATATGCTCTTATTTCCCATTGATTAATAGATAACGGTTGATCTGGTACTTTTTTATATTCTATAGGTTGTTGAATAACTAATTTTTACAAATGTTAAAAAGCATTTATGCGCGAGCATGTGTTTAATAATTTTAAATGTGCATTAGTAAATTCTTTAAAAATTTTTAAAAGTAAGTGCGTTAGCGCGATGAAAACTATAGATTCCAAGGATATTTTCTAGAACTTATTTTGCTGTTAACCTTATTAAATTCGTCTATAAGATACGATAAAAGAACCCACTTAATATGGCGTTCATAACGTTTTTGTCCGTAAAGTCTAGGGTTTTCTAGGTTATAGAGTCCCTTAAGTATAGAAAATAATTGTTCAATTTTTAGCCTATTTTTATATAAATTTTTACCTATTGGCGATTGCATAAAAAGAGCATTTTTATATCTAGATTCATCTTTAAAAGATTCTATACTCTTTGCTTTACGCATATTTACGTCTGTTAATAAATTATATTCTAGAGTTTTAGAAACTTTAAACCATTGAGCATCATCATAAGCAGCATCGGCAAGTACAATAAATGGATTATAAGTTTTCAGTTCATATAACAATCCTTGGACTTGATTATCATATACATTTGCAGTAGTTATAGAAAATGACAAAGGTAATATACTATCACATACACAAGCGGTACAATGTAACTTATATCCTTTATATCTGCCAAGTCGAGTTCCTTTTCCATACCTAGCTTCGCTATCATATAATGAGCTCCTTAATGCAGTACCATCAATAGCACAAATTCTAGTTGATGGATTTATAAGTTCAATAAGCATAGCATAAATGCCATAGTACACGTATTTTTCTAAAGCTATCGCTCTTAAAGAAAATGTAGAATGGTCAGGAACTTCTT